GCAAAGGCCTAATGACCCAGAGCCAATTGTCTGGGATGTTGCACAAATAACTAAAGAATTTGGCGCAGAGATAATTGATGAGATACCGCTCTGTTCTGGTGGCGATGGGCCAATGGTGCTAAAGACTGGCACAAAGGAAGGCAAGGAATATAGGGGCTGGGTATGTCCAACACCTAAGTCTGGCCATCCTGCTAAATGGATGCGTATTGGTTCAGATGGGCATTGGGTATTTCAAAAATGACAATAGACAAGTTTATCAAAGAAGTAAAAATGAAAATGATTACGATTGAAAATCAAGATGGAAAGCCTTTATCTGGATGGCAATTGTCTGGAATTCTGCTTGATACAAATTATAAATACAGAATCAGAAGTGTTGTTACCAGTAATGATGGGAAAATACTGCGAGTAGATTGCTTGATAAAAGCCAATGAGAAGTGATGCCCATCCGTTTATCTGCTCAGGTTGCAAGTTAGTTACACCGCATATCGAGCTGCATAAATATGATTCATCAGATATTGCAGAAGCACCAGAGGAAGTCTGGCTAGTTGAGTGCCAAAGGTGCTTTATGCAAAGAATCATTTATCCAGCAGATCGCGTAACTGCCAAAGAGGACGATATTGTCCGGTGCGACCAATGTGGTAAATGGAAGATGAAGGCGGCTAAATGTCGAATATGCCGATTAGCTGCTGGTTTGGAATTAATATTTGAACGTTACTGGACTGGTAACGAGACAATGGAAAGACCATACAATGCCAATCTATGAATATCGATGCGATAAATGCGACAACAGTAGAGAGCTAGTTGCATCAATAGTCCAAAAATATGACGTAACCTGCGATAATTGCAATGTGCCTATGTGGCGCGTATGGCGTCCAACGCCAGCAATATTCAAAGGAGAAGGATGGGCAGGCAAGAAGTAGGCAGATCCCATTCCGTCAAATATATCCGTCAAATGATGGAGTGGGGATTTGACAAGGAGTTTATAGCGAGAGATTGTGGTATCAATCTGGCATCACTTGAGACCAGATTAAGAAGAGCCGAGGAAAGGGAGCGCAAGAATGGGAATCAAGGAACTGAGTCTAGAACTGGCAGCAGTTAGCCTGATAGCTGATGAAGCAAAGAAGGCCAAGGATAGGCTAAGAGCTGCACTACAGACCGAGATGGACAAGATAGGCGCAGATCGCGTAAAGGCCGAGTATGGCGATGAGACAATTGCTTATGTAACTACTACTAAGCCTAAATTTAAGTGGGTAGTTAAGAACGATAGGGAATTTGTTAAATGGGTAAAAGCCAATGTCCCAAGCGAGATAGTTGAGACAGTAAGAGAATCGTCAATTGATGCGATATTAGATAAGTTTCATTACATAAATGGTGATGATGTTATTGATCCAAATGGTGAAAGAATTGAATGGCTGATTGGCAGTCTAGCTGAGCCTTATCTGGTTACTAAGTTCCATTCAGACGGCAAGGAAACGCTCAAGAACGCGTTTCAATCAGGCCAGTTAGAGTTTAAGAAGATATGGGAGTTAGAATGAAAGATGATATATATCCAATCTGGAGAGATGTAGATGATCATATGGATATGCCAGATGGGGTGGATATAAGCTGATGACGCTTACTAATGGCAAATCATTTGTAATGATGTCTGGAAGCACAGAGCCTAAAGGTCAAAGGGATGAATGGTTTAGCCCTGAATGGATATTTGATGCTTTAAAGGTTGAATTTGATATTGATGTATGCGCTCCACTCTACGGAGTCAGCTGGATACCAGCAAAAAGGCATTTCACCATTCAAGATGATGGTTTGCAACAAGACTGGATGGGCCAAAGAGTCTGGATGAACCCGCCTTACAGTAAGCCATTGCCTTGGACAACTAAATTTAGAGAGAATGGGAATGGTATTGCTTTGATACCAACTACTATAGGAAAATGGTGGTTAGAATTATATGAAGATAAGAGAACAAGTTGGTTAGCACTTCCGCCAATGCGTTTCATTGATCCTCAAGGAAATACGGCTACAAATACAATGCCATCAAGAGCTTGGCTAGTGGCCATAGGTGAGACTAATATCACAGCATTAAAGATGTCCAATTTAGGGCGTATTAGGTAGATATGGGACTTGACGAGGCCATTACACTCCGACTAAGGCGGGGCCCGAAGGCAGCCCGTAGCCGAAGCGTAGGGGCAGGCTATTGCCTTTCGCTGATGCTACTGGCCTTTCAGCTGCTATTTATTCAATCATCAGAAGCTTCTATGAATCTGAAGCTTTATGCTTACAATAAAATGGATTGGTCAGAGTTTCAATGTTATAACTGGCTAATTATCAAGGAAAGTAATTGGAATCCTAAGGCTCGCAATGGATCACACTATGGGCTTGGTCAGATGCGTTCTACTTGGTATAGAGACCTTAGCCCTAAGAAGCAAATAGATGCACATATTAAATACATAAGACATAGATACGCTGATGCTTGCGATGCATTACACCACCTAGAGACTAAGGGTTGGCATTGAGTAACAAGCGCTATAACTCTGCCTACTATAAGCGAGTAAGGTTAGAAGTATTGCAACGCGATTACTTCACTTGCCATTACTGCGCAATGGAAGCTAATACTGTTGATCACTTGATACCGATAAGCAAAGGCGGGACAGATGATGCAAGCAATATGGTAGCTGCCTGTAACAGCTGTAATAGTGGTAAAAGAGACCGCTTAAATGTGCCTGAAAAGGCCCAAAATATTGCCAAAAATGGCCCTAAAAATGCCCCTAAAAATGCCCTAAAAAATGGCCCTAGGGGGGGCTTTTTTGAGCGCGGTCGGACACCCACGACCCCCATCGGGAAGATTTTCCCTGAAAATGGCTCGGCTAGGCATTACCAAGAATGAAAGAGCTTGCTCTGGCTGAATTGGGTGAGATTGTCCGAGTCAGGGACGAATCGGCTTACCGAGGTGTGCCAGAACCGCGTATTCACACAAAACTGAACGATTTGCCCTCTTACGGCGAGCAAATGATTAAATTTTGCGAGGAAATCGGCTTTGAACTAATGCCTTGGCAGCAATGGCTGGCTCATCACTCATTAAAATATAAGGCCGATGGTCGATGGGCTCACCCGATTGTCTGCTTGCTAGTGGGCCGTCAGAATGGCAAATCGACCTTTATGGCGCTGAATATTCTATTTAGAATCTATGTATTGAAAGAGAAATTGCAAGTTCATACGGCTCATAAACTAACTACTTCCGCTGAATTGTTTTATAAAATCTATGGAATTATTGAACAGAATCCTAGACTAGCTGCTGAATTTACTAAGAAGCTGGAAAGTAAAGGATTTCAGGAGCTTCAATTTACCGAAGGGCGCCGATATATTGTCAGGGCCAATAACTCAGCTGGTCGAGGCATTGCCGCGCCAAATTGTGTTCATATGGACGAAGTAAGAGATTTTAAAGATGATGATGTGTGGTCTGCTTTGCGATATACCCAAATGGCCAGTCCAAATCCTCAAACCTTTATTTATACTTCAGCTGGAGATCAACACTCAATAGTCTTAAACAGATTAAGGGAAAGAGCCTACGCTGCCATCTATGGCGCAATTGATGATATTGGTTGGTTTGAATATTCGGCCCCAATAGATATTAAATTTGATAATTCTTCAAATTTCTGGCTAGGTGTATCTCAAGCTAACCCTTCACTTGGTCTAACAATTCATCCCGATAATATCAGGGCGGTCTTAAATGATCCTGAGGATATTGTGCGCACAGAGGTATTGACTCAATGGGTAAATGTTACAAATCCGGTTATAAGTGCTTCACAATGGGAAAGTTGCAAAGTTGAGGGCTTGCGACTTGACCCCGAGGCTGATACTTGGCTGGCTATTGATCTAAGCCCTGATAGAAAGCAAGCTGCGCTCGTAGCAAGCCAAAGACTTGAAGGCGATAGATTCCAAGTCATATTACTTCAGACTTGGCATAACCCTGCCAATCTGGATGATAAAGCAATGGCCAATGATGTAGCCGAATGGGTTAGAAAATATCCAGTCCAGCTAGTTGCCTATTCAGCTAGAACTGCGTCAGCGGTAGCAGCTAGGTTAGCTCCTGCTGGAATAAGAGTTGAGCCAATAG